ACGCAATCGCACAAAGAACTCGTCGTGGAAAGGGTAACATGATCCTTTGCTCTGCTGACGTTGCTTCTGCATTGACCATGGCTGGTGTTCTAGACTACACTCCTGCTCTTAACGCTAATCTTAACGTTGACGACACAGGTAATACATTTGCTGGTGTACTTGCTGGTAAGTTTAGAGTCTACATCGACCCATATTCTGCAAACAGTGCTGCTTCTCAGTACTACGTTGCTGGATATAAAGGTTCATCTCCTTACGACGCTGGATTGTTCTACTGCCCATACGTTCCACTACAGATGGTTCGTGCAGTTGGCGAGAACACATTCCAACCAAAAATCGGGTTTAAGACTCGTTATGGTATCGTTGCAAACCCATTTGCTAAAGGTGCTACACTCACAACTCCTGGAGTTCTTGAGCGTAACTCTAACGTATACTACAGACGTGTTAAGGTCAACAACCTTATGTAAGACAGAAAGGATATATATCCTTTATTACAAAGACTCTCCTTCGGGAGGGTCTTTTTTTTACGTCTAAATAAAAATAAATGCAAAAAATACTTGATGATTCTACAGTTGGTCTTAAATTAAATGGAGTAGTTGAGGATTTATATCCACAATTAACTAAAGAACAGATAAATGAAGTAGCATATCATGTGTATCATGAAATGAATGTGATACCATTATATGATCAAGCAAAAGAACTTATAATAAAATATGTGAATGATAAAGACTTTAATCTCAGTTGAAGATCCTTTACTACATAAAAAGATAAAAAAATGTAGTTATAATTTAGATCGATCAAAGTTATCTTATACATTAACTGAAAATATGTTTCATTATAATGGTGTAGGATTGTCTGCAAATCAAATAGGTATAGAGGAAAGAGCATTTGTAATGATTTCTGATATGGAAACTCAGGAAACTATTACTTGTTTTAATCCAAAAATTATAAAGTATTCAAAGGATAGTGTTGAAATAGAAGAGGGATGTTTATCTTATCCAGATAAATTTCTAACAATTGCAAGACCAAGTTCAGTTATTATTAAATATGAAGATGAAGGTAAAGAATCTTATAAGTTAAAACTAACTGGATTTATTTCAAGAATATTTCAACACGAGTATGATCATATGGAAGGTATAAATTTCACGCAGAGAAATTATCTAAATACCTAAAGATAAAGCTAGTGTTACAATGAAACCAACTCCAAAACAATACAAAGAGGCAGTTGATCGTCATACTTATATTGAGAAGTATCTCATAAGTGAAGGTTATGCTGAAAATGCTGATATGGCAGGTAATATTATTATGGGTATGAGTGAAGAATGGTATGAACTTATTCTTAAAGATACTAATCTATTAAAATGAAAACTTTTGAAGATTTTATAAAGGAAACAACAGAAGCAAAGACTTGTCCTGATGGAAAGTATTGGTGCTTTACTGATAAGAAATGCAAAAAAATCCCTAGAGGATATCATATAGGGCATAGAGGTTATCTGGAACAAGATAATGATGATACTAAAAAGAATGGTAATGGTAATGGGTCCCATAACGGTAACGGAAGTGGTAATGGCAATGGTGGCAATGGTAACGGTGGCGGCGGCAACGGCGGCGGTGGCAATGGTGGTGGAGGAGAATAATGGCTGATCCCTTTGTCAATCAAATAGAAAACAGGAATTTTCTAGCACCTGTTGGATTTAAGTTTACTTTGGCAAAGTATCCAAAAGCTGCATTTTTCTGTAATTCTGCTAGAATACCTGAGATAACACTTGGTACTGCAATCCAACCATCATATCTAAAGGATATTGATGTTCCTGGTGAGAAACTTACATACGGTGATCTTATAATACGTTTCTTAGTTGATGAAAATATTGAGAATTATATGGCAATTCATAATTGGTTAACAGGTATAGGGTTTCCAGAAACAGCAGATCAATTCAAAAAACAGACAACAGATTCAGATGGTCTAAGAGATTTAAATGAACAATGGAGTGATGGTTCACTTTCAATTTTAAATAGTAATTATAGAAAGGTTGCATCTGTTAAATTTAGAGATCTTTTTCCAACTTCTTTAACTTCTTTAGAATTTGATGCAACAGAGTCGGATATACAGTACTTTACAGCAGAGGCTAATTTCAAGTATACTGTGTATAATATGGTAGACCCCAATGGTGAACCTTTGAAATAAATTATGAATCTTGATAAAATTCAGGAGATGTGGGAGCGAGATGCTGTCATAGATCCTGATAATCTACATGATGAGTCGTTAAGAATACCCCAGTTACACTCAAAGTATTATACAGTTTATAATACCATTACTTTGTTGCGTGAAAAAGCAAGAGACTCATATAATAGAGTTAAACTAGAAAGATATAATTACTATACAGGTAAGGCAGATCCTGCTGCATATGAGGAAGAACCTTTCCCATATAAAGTTAGAGAAAAAGATGCAATACAGAGGCATCTAGAAGCAGATGAGAAACTAACCAAGTTAGATCTCAAGATAAGATATTATGATGCTACTTTAAAATTCTTAGAAGAGATAATTAAAAACGTATCTAATAGAACTTTTCAAATTAAAAATGCTATAGAATGGAACAGATTTCAAGCAGGAATGTAATTAAATGAAAGCACAAAAACAATTAAAACTTCGGGTTGTACCTGCAGATAGTGGATTCTGGATGGAATCAATGTTAGATGATCAGATAATGAAGCATCTTTGGAAATGTATTCGTAAGGCTAAAAAGGATGCTGTTAACTATAAACAAACTTTAGCGGGAAATTTATCTGAAAGTTATCAGTTAATTGATACAGATAGTATTTTTACAAAAAATGCAATACAACCATTAGTTAATGAATATATTAATGCTAGTGGAGAAAATAAAAAAGGTTTAAGATTACAACTTAACGGTCTATGGGTAAATTTTCAAAATAAACATGAATTTAATCCACCACATAATCACAATGGAACGTATTCATTTGTTATATGGATGAAAATTCCATATACTTCTGAAGAAGAATTTAAGCAATCTTTTTTAGATGGGATAAAGCAACCTGATAAAAAAGTAGGTTGTTTTGAATTTTTATATACTAATATGTTAGGAAAGATAGTATCAACAACTTATGCAATGTCACCTGAAGTGGAAGGACATATGTTATTATTTCCTTCAGAATTAATGCATCAAGTATATCCATTTTATACTAGTGATGAGCAGCGTGTGAGTATATCAGGTAATGTATGGGCAATGAATCAATAAATAGAAGAAAAGTGTTTATATAAATGGGATACATATCACCGTCTAAAGAATATATTCAATGGATATTAAGTGAAGGAAGGTATAGTGCTGAGGCTTCTGAAAGAAAGTGGTGGAATGAATATAGGGGTTCTAAATTTACAAACCGTGCTATGAAAAAGGCAGGTGAGTTACTAGTTTCTGGTAATAAAGAAAAGGAGGAAGAAGCATATGCAATAATGGCAGATGTTAGAAAGCAATTGTTAGATCGTCTTGAAGCAGCAAAAGATAATCCTGATGATCCTCTTCATTTTAGACATACGGAAGGTAAGGATTCAGATTTTACGAGTGGTAGAACATCTGATGATAGTGATTCATATTATGATCAAATGAGAGCAGCTGTTGATAGTTATGTTTATTCACCAGAATCTAGACATCATCGAAGAGGTCATAGAAACCGTCAACAGATGATTGGTAGTGGAAAATTAAGAGCACAATTAACTAAAGCAGCACAATCTGCTGGATTAAAGGATACTGCTATTACAGATAATATTCTCACTACTAGAGGTGGAAGAACATCAAAAGATAGAACCAATATAAGCGATAAACAAGGACAAACTCAAATATCAACTTCTGAACCTGATCTTGAAACTTATGCTTCAAAAGTAGTTGGTAGAGAAATTGCTCATCAAGAAGTACCTAGTACAGATCAACATCTTAAAAGAAAAGAAGGTGAATCAACAAAAGAATATAAACAACGTAAAACTGAAACTAAAGTAAGAGAAAAATCTCAAAGAAAAGATGTAGAAGATGAAGTTGCATCTGCAACTGAAAGAGTTACTACTCCTCAAAGACAACAAAGAGTACCAGTATCTCAACACGATGATGAAGAAAGAAAGGAAAAGGTTGCACAATCAGCAGATGCAATAAGCGATAGGGGTATAAGATTTCCTTCTTTTAATAACCTAATGAGAGCACGTTTACAATCAGGAGAAGGTAGAGGTGTTAAAAAAAGTGATAGAGCTCAAGTTAAATCACAAACACCAGATGCTGGTAAAGAAGATAAACAAGGAGCAAGGATTAGACCAATTAATACACAAACCGCAAGTGATCAACCAGGAAGATCTGCTGCTGGAAGAGGATCATCTTGGAGGAACAATCCAGAGACGGGAGAACGAAGAGATCCTGATCTTAGTACAAAAAGACCTGGAACTACAAGATATGATGATCCACCAGCATCAATAAGTGATTTTAATCAAAGAGTACAAAAAGCACAAGCTGCTAATGCTAGAAGAAGAGCTTCTATGGGTTTTGGTAATAAAGCAGTAGCAGATAGACATAATAACGCAGGCTAAATAAAATCAAATGAGACAGTTAAATGTCACACTTGGTTATTGCAAAGAAAAATGAGGTATTCCTGTCTGTAAATGCAGAACCTCATGTATATTATGAATTAGCGGATCAATTTACGTTTGAAGTACCTGGTGCGAAGTTTTCACCTGCTTATAAGAAGAAATTTTGGGATGGTAAAATAAGACTGTTTAATACCCAGACTGGAGAGATATATGTTGGGTTATTAGATAGAGTAGTTCAGTTTTGTCAAGATCACGGATATACTTACGAATTTGTAGATAGTAAACATTACGGATTACCCTTTGAAGTTAATAAGGGTATATCAAAAGAAGGTGTTAAGGATTATATGAATGCTATATGCAAACATAAACCTAGACCTTATCAAGTTGAGGGAGTATACGACGCTCTAAGACATAATAGAAAGTTGTTGATATCCCCAACTGCTTCGGGAAAATCGTTGATGATATATTCGATTGTTCGATATTACGTTGAACAGAAGAGAAATACTCTGATAGTTGTTCCGACGACTTCGCTAGTAGAGCAGATGTATAAAGATTTTGCAGATTATGGCTGGGACGTAGGTTCATTTTGCCACAAGATATACGCAGGAAAAGAAAGAGAGACAGACTCTCAAGTCATTATTACTACCTGGCAATCAATCTACAAACTTCCCCGAAAATATTTTGAGAGATTCTCTGTTGTGGTTGGGGATGAGGCTCACCAGTTTAAATCAAAGTCACTTATATCTATAATGACTAAATTGCACCAATGTAAATATCGCTTTGGATTTACAGGAACTCTTGATGGAACTCAAACACATAAATGGGTTCTTGAGGGATTGTTTGGACCTTCCTATAAAATCATTAAAACTGACGAGTTAATGAAGAAAGGGCATTTGGCAAAACTGGATATCAATGTGCTTCTATTGAAACACCCACCGAATAAATTTGAAAACTTTGAGGAAGAGGTTCAATATATTATTACTCATAATCGTAGAAATAATTTTATTAAAAATCTTGCTTTAGATTTAAAGGGAAATACATTAATATTATTTGCAAGAGTGGAAGGTCATGGCGAACCATTATATGAATTAATAAATAGTAATACTAATAATGATCGACATGTATTTTTTGTACATGGTGGAGTAGACACCGAAAGTCGTGAAAGTGTTAGAGAAATAACGGAGCAAGAAAAAGATGCTATAATAATTGCATCCTATGGAACCTTTTCTACAGGAATTAATATCAAAAATTTACACAACGTAATATTCGCATCACCCTCCAAATCCAGAATCCGAAATCTTCAATCCATCGGTAGAGTTCTTAGAAAAGGAAACAAAAAAACAAAAGCAACCTTATATGATATTGCCGATGATATCAGTTATAAGTCAAGAAAAAATTATACATTGAATCATTTAATTGAAAGAATCAAAGTTTACAACGAAGAAAATTTCGATTATGACATTGTAAGCATACCACTAAAGAACTAATGGGCGAGGAGTTTTACGCAAATATAAAATTAATATCTGGAGAAGAGATTCTTGCAACTGTTTGCATTGATGAAACTAATGATGAGCCTATAATTATTGCACAATGTCCTGTAACAATGAAAATGATGAATGCTGGACAAGGATCTTATATTAAAGTAAAACCTTGGATGGAATTATCTAATGAAGAAATGTTTCTTATAAAACCAGATAAAATTATAACAATGACTGAAATGAGAGATCCAAAAGTTATTGCTATATACGAAAGATATTGTATGGAAGAAGAAGATGATATTTTAAATCTTAACAGATTACATGGTAAAGTTAACGTATCTGAAGAAATGGGATATGTCTCTAGTGTAGAAAAAGCTAGAGATTTATTTGAAAAATTATACAACAGCCCTTTAAAAGAAGATAAAGAAAGCTAATCGTTCCCCTTCAACCCTCACAAAGGTTATTCTACTGGTATAAATGGAACTTGTCAAGTAGGAAAAATATGTTATAATACCTATATGTTAAGACGGGAACAATGATGTTATGCCTAAAAAGAAATCAGAACATTATGTAAATAACAAAGAACTACTGGAAGCACTCATTGTTTATAGAGCAAAGGTTGCGGTAGCAAAGGAGAAAGATCTACCAAAACCACGTATTACAAATTATCTTGGAGAGTGCTTTTTAAAGATTGCTACTCATCTATCATACAAACCTAATTTTGTGAATTATATGTTCAGGGATGATATGATATCTGATGGTATTGAAAATTGTGTACAGTACATTCATAACTTCGATCCAGAGAAGTCAAGAAACCCATTTGCATACTTTACTCAGATTATCCATTATGCCTTTCTGAGAAGGATACAGAAGGAGAAGAAGCAGTTGGACATTAAAACAAAGATAATTGAGAGAAGTGGATTTGATGAAGTTATGAATGTTGATGATGGAGCACTTACTGGTACTAGTTCTGATTATAATACTATTAAGGATAATATCGTTTATAAGTCCAATAGATGAAGGTAGCAATAATAACAGATACCCATTATGGAGCAAGAAAGGGATCTAAACATCTACACGATTATTTTGAACTATTCTATAATAATGTTTTCTTTCCGTCTTTAGAAGAGCATAATATAGATACTGTTCTCCATATGGGAGATATATTTGATAGTCGCAAAGCAATAGATCTACAAAGTCTTGAGTGGTCTAAGAGAGTTGTATTTGAACCTCTTAAAAAATATAAGGTTTATGCAATAATTGGTAATCACGACTGTTATTATAAGAATACGAATTTTGTTAATTCTCCTGAGTTATTATTACAGAACTATCCAAATATAAAATTATATTCTAAAGCAAGTGAATTTAAGTTGGGTAAGGAGAAGTTTCTTTTCTTACCTTGGATTAATAGTGAAAACTATGATGATACATTAGCATTAATTAAAAAGACTAAAGCAAGAGCTGCTTTTGGTCATCTTGA